TATCCGAGCCAAAATGTAGGTCTTTATGTGCAAAAAGAAAGTAATGTTGGTGCAGAGCCTGATGAATCGTTAACAAGGCTACAAGCAACATCATTTACAATACCTGAAGCATCAGTACCACTTGAATTTTCATCACAAAGGAGTGGAGCATATACAACACTTGCAACGCAAGGACATCACTCAGAGGGTACAAAGCTATGGACATTTGACACAGCATTACGAGGTACAGCGACATCAGTTCTATTGGCAACAGAAGCAGTATTTGAAGATGGTAGTAGTGAAGCTGTATTAAATAACACATACGTTTTTCCACACGCAACTTATGCAGATAATGCAGGATCAGCATCTACATTTGATGTAAGGTTTGTTAATGGAGGAGCTGATGCAAGTACAGAAACTATTGAGTGTGCAGGTTGTGTAGGAACAGGATTTACATTGTCAGAAGATATTGGTAGTGAAGGTGGTGAGCTTTTGTGTAATATTAATTGGGCAACTGGATATTACCCTGAACATTCTGCACAAGATATCACAGCAGCAGCAACTGATTCAGCAGCACCTAAAAATATAAGAGAACTTACAGCAGCAAGTTGCTTAATAGGTTCAGGAAACGAAATGGTAATACAATCTTGGGAGCTAAACGTAAATAGAACGATAGAAAGAGTGCATTATAAAGATACAACATCAGGAACATACAAACCATTTGGCTATGCGATGACAGGTGGAATGGAAGTAACAGGATCAATGACAGTCATTAGAAACGATGATGTTCACGATATACTTGCAAATTTTAGAAATAGTGCTACGGTAGATATAAATATTGCAGGTACAAACCTTACAATAGCTATGGATAAGTGTTTATTAGGTGAATCCACAATAGATAATGGTGGTGCTGTGCTAACACAAACAATACCATTTACAGTTGTTGGTGATGATGACCTTTCATCGGACACTAAAATGTTAGGAATTACTATATCATAATGAAAATAGAAGTTAAAGGCGAGAACAAGAAAAAGATTGAGGTTGAGGTAAAAAGCCTTAACCTTGATGACAGAGGTGAATTTAATGATATGTATTCAAAAGCCACGTTTGGTGATTTAAAATGGTCATTATTTGCTAAATCTGTTTTATTGGCAACAGAGCTAACAGAAGAAGAACTCAATGAATATACTGATGTTGATGTTATCAATATCGCAAAAGAGTGTTACTTTGTTGTGAATAAAAAAAAATTGAAGAAATAATACTCAGAGTTAATATACACATATCGGCGAATGGAATACAGAGCAAACACTCTTTGCCTGATGAGTTTCCATACCAAGCGATGAATCCGATGAGTGTAAAAGAACAAACATTCAATAGTATAGAAGATGTACACGAAGTGCTAATAGAATGTTATGATAAATGCGTTAAAAAGGGAGTGTCGGAAATTGGGAAAGCACTATATCAACAATCATTATTTATTTGCAACGACACAATGCTTTTAGATAATGAATCACAAAAACTTATTAAAAAATATCAATTTTGTAAAAGTTTTAATTGCCCTCCATATCCATCTTTACAAGACACACCTGCAAATATAATGGAATCATTTATGATTATAGATAGAGAAATTAAAGGAATTAGTGTAGGAGAAGCTAATGGCAAGTAAGCACACACATATAATAGAAACTAAAGCAGTAGGCACAAAAAAAGCAGAATCATCAATTAAGTCTTTAAAAAAATCTGTTGCAGGATTAGCATCTGCATATTTAGGTGCTACTGGATTAATATCAGTAGTTAAAAACTCAATTGATGCTTTTTCACAACAAGAAATAGCAGAAAAAAAATTAAGTAACATTGACGAAGTTAATGTAGATGTTGTTGCTAAAGATGTATCAGAACAAATTAAATTACAAAAAAAAATAAATAA